GATTGTTTAGATCTTCCTAAAAAGACTTGGATGAAACACACAGTAGAATTAACTAGAGAGCAAAAGAAAGTTTACGCACAAATGAAGCAAGAAGCTATCGCATTCTTAGATGGCAAGATGCAGTCTTCTGCAACAGTTATGACTCAACTAATGCGTCTACATCAAATAACTTGTGGTCACTTTACAGCTGACGATGGCACTATAAAAGATTTGCCATGTAGTAGATTAAATGAGTTGCTTGAGATATTAGAAAAGGTAGAAGGCAAAGCAATTATATGGTCACATTATACTCACGATGTAAAAAGAATTATAAAAAGTATTAAATATATTTATGGTGATGATTCTGTTGTAGATTATTTTGGTGAAACAGATCAAGAAAAAAGATCAACTAATATAAAGAAATTTCAAAACGATGACAAGTGTAGATTTTTTGTAGGAACCACACATACGGGCGGGTATGGTATCACACTTACTGCAGGTAGTACAATGATTTATTTTTCTAATGGTTATGATTTAGAGAAGAGACAGCAATCAGAAGCTAGAATAGATCGTATTGGTCAAACAAAACCAATGACATACATTGATATAATAGCTGAAGATACAATAGATGATAGAATAGTAAAAGCTTTACGTAACAAAGTTAACATCGCTAATACTATTATGGGAGAGAATATCAAAGAATGGATATAAATCTCTCCAAGAAAACTAGTGCTACAGCCCCCACCGTAGCTAATAATACCCAATAGATCTTGTCTATCTTACCGCCCAAATCGTGAATACCATTGTGCATATGTTGCACATCTTTTTTTAATCCAGTTATATATCCATACAAAGATATAATATGTTCTCTAGTATTTTTAGGTTTTAATTTGTCGCCGTTGGGCATTATGCCATTCCTCTGTTTCTTAAACGTATTTGTTTCTCTTCTTCTTCTAATAAAGCATTTTCTATTGGGGTCAATCCCTGATTCATGTTGCCCATTGCCTGTAGCTGTGCAGTTTGTATGACCTGATTACTAGGCATTGGTGTAGGAGGTAAAGCTGCATCTCCTTGAGGATCTGTGTCAGGTAAAAAATCCTCTAAATTTAAATTAAAATCATCAAATAAAGTTAAAGTGCTCATTGCTGCTTCCATAGCTCTAAGCGTAGGTTCTGCTTCAAAAAATACATTTGGTACATTTCCTCTTCTAGCATTATCTTCAAACACTTCTTGAAGTCTCTCTGATGGATAAAAAGGATCAAATTGACCTGCAGTTAATTCATTGTACTCTCCTTTTAATCCTCTTTTTTCAAAAATTTCGTATGTTTTAAAAGGTGCTAGCCCAACAGCTCTAGCATTATCTATAGTTTTTAACATTTTTTTACGAGCGTTAAATATTTGTTTGTTAGCTACAAAATATCTTTCTATTACATCCGATGGAGTTTTCATTTCTGTTACATCTATTTCACCTGTAAATAATTTTCTAGAATCAGAAATAGCTTTTTGATATTCAAATAATTTAAAAGCCATAGATTTTTCTGGATCAACTTTTATACCTCTAAATCCAAATATGCCTGCGATTTCGTATGGTATTTCATAGAGCTCACTCCCTCTTCCAGGTTCTCCAGTAATTGCTTTCTTTGTTCTTTGAAATGGTTGTGTAGTTGGTAATAAAGTTTTACCTAAATGTTGCATGATGATTGCAACTTTTTCTGGACCAGGTGTTTGATCATTATAGAGTTGTTTTCCTTCTCTAGTTCTACCTTCTCTACCCCAGATATCCATAAATGCTTCTGTGTAAATAGACTCTGATATAAATGGAGATGCGGTTTGACCTGCTGCACTTGCTATACCATTTATAAATCCTTTTAATAAAACTTCTTCATCTTCTATACCCTCTTGAATGTTTCTTAATACTGTTTGAAATGGTCTAGTTAAAGTATCGTAGACATTATTCTTAGACCAATCTATGTAAAATAATTCATCTGTCTTAGGATCTCTAAAATATATTTTTTGAGAATCTTTTGCCCATGGTGCAACAAAATCATTTGCTGCATCTGCTTCTTCGTTGGACACACCAAACAACGCTTGCGATCCTTTTGTTAGTCCATAAGGTATTACTCCCATGGCAAACGTCATACCTGCAGCTCTTTTCAATGCTAAACCTTTCATAGGATTTTTACTTGTAAAATAATTTATGCTGCCTGTTACTGGGTCTTTTAAATCTTTTACTATTTGATTAAATATACCATACCCTGTTCTAAATACTTCTGATGGCCAAGACATAAAATTACCAAATGGTGATACCCTGGCAGCTCTTACAAACTCACCGACTTTTGCGTAATTGGGAACAGTGTCTTGAACAATTTGAGCAACTTCTCTTTTTAAAGCATCCTCACTTATTTCTATACCAGCTTTACGATATCTATCTCCTCTTTGTATTAATTGAACTTCATAGTTTACAATTTTCCATATATCGTCTTCTGCAACATATAAATCTTGCATAAGCTTACCAGCTTTTTTAATTCCTCTTGATGTTTTTTTACCAAGAGTATTAATCATAGGTTTTAAAATACTATCCGTTGCAAGATTACCCTCTCCAAATCTAACATCTTTCATTAGATTACGTAAATCACCGTATCTAACGTTTGTGTTAACAATACCTAATTCTAAATACTCTCTATATTGTTCTTGAGATAAAGGTTTTCTAGGTCCTCCTACTTGAACTGTTCCAAATGCTTTACTCATAGCTCTAGAGAATACTCTAGGGTCAGCAAAAACAACACCGTTTGCAAGTGAAAAAGCACTAGAACTTAAAAAATTTCTTATATGTGTGGGTATAGATAAAATTGTTTTTGCGTACTGCGCTCCCGCTTTTGGTGTCAATAATAAATTACGCCATGCCCATGAAAAAGTTTTGCCTAATGCACCTCCTGTATCTCCTCTCATAAAATCTTGAACTTTAGATACGTTTGTAAAACCTTCTGCTATCTCTCTTGTAGTATAAGTATTAGACAATCTATTTACCAATACACCATCTTTAAAATAATTTTTTACATAATCATCCATTGCAACTATATCTGCTTCGGGTCCAAAGGCTCTTTTTGCAGCAAGTGGACTACTATGAAAAAATCCTCTTTGTCCCATCGCTGTTCCTGCAGTAGCTCTTGCTTTCATAGCATCATCTACATCTAAAACTTCATCAAACAATTGATTTTTTCTAGCTATAGTGGACAATCTATTCATGCCTTCAAATATAGAATGTCTAACATCT